TGTTGCTCTATCCAATTGAGCTAAGAGCGCGTAAACTCTATTTAAACAAATTGTTTTTCAAAGTTTGCAACTAACTTAGCTTGCAATCGTCGGGCTTCCTTTTCCCAAGGTTGTTCCCAGTATTCTGTTCGCGAATGGTCCTTTGTTTTCCAACGAGTTAATGCTGGGTCCAATTCCTCTTTCGCAAATTGTTTTACATGAATCATTTCATGTGCCAGTGTGGATACCCAATTTCCATATAATGCGATATCCAAAATAAAAGTTCTCCGGTCCAGAGCTTCGCAAAGACCTTCACTACATTGGGAGTTGTCAACATATAAATTGTGGTGAAAGCGTACTTCAATTGCTGTCCGCAACCTTCTTATGCCTAGTTGTTTGGCAAAATTATTTATTGCCATCAACGCATAGTTTTGCAGACCCATATCAACCTTACCACCTCGTGGACCAGAGAACGAAACTACCATATTAATAAACTCCCGATATTAATATCATTATAAAAAATATAAAGAACAATATTACAGTCCATACATTGTTCCAAATAAACTCGGCAAGGCCGAGTAAAATTTTAATTAACCCTAGGAATAGTGCTAAAACAAACACAAATCCTAGGAATAATCCAATTAATTCCAATCGGAGTCTCCATAACTACCAAAACTAAAATTGGAACCAAGTTCACTCACATCGAAATCATCAACTGAGTCAGAATACAAAGAAAAATCTTCTGGCCTTTGTTTTGCCAGTTTCTTTGTGGCCTTGTTATTTTTTAGTTCTTCCATAGCCTTAAGAACATCTTTATCTATTGCCATTACGCAACCTCCTTTTGTGATAATTGATAAACGAAAGCTTCTTTCAATGTGACCGCATCGATAGGACTGTGTCCGCCAATGTGCCATTCATAATCAAGGTCAGCAGTGGCTCGTTTGCCACCATCGTAATCTTTCCAATTATAAATGGTGACGTTGATACCATCTTCGTCGTCATTTTCAAAAATCTTTAAACACCACTCAATGTCGACCTTGTTGTCGGCTGATGTTTCATCGTAGGTTGGTTTACCAAAGGCAAGAACCAAATCGTCGTAAGACGCATTAATGTATCCCTGGAGGGACGTACCAGAAGAACCTGGATTTTGTTCAATTGTGAATGTTGACATTTTCACTCCCATAATTTAATTTACTCTACCATTATACCAAATTTCTAGTAAAAGTCAACACTTTTCGCAAACTTTTATATAATATTTTGATATAACGATATAACCAAAAGTTAGGTTAATCCTTAAAGTAGATTGACCTAGTTAAACTTCCAAACATCCAACAGAAGTAAATTACAAAGGGTGTTGCAATTGCAAGCCTAATGTTATCTTCTGTCATATTAATCATTTCCAAAAGGGAAATAATTGCAAACATGGTTCCGACTACAATAGCAACTGCCGCGATACCAAAACCAAGATCTTTTGCGATTTCTTTAATATTAAAATTCATAATAATTACACTCCACTGGTCATATGTACATAACCATCTTCGCAGTCGACCAGTTTATCACCGCAAATACAGTATTCCTCTTCTTCTCTAGTTGGAGCACCTACCATGGCCCTGATATCGGCCTCGGTATATCTTTGTTCTCCATCTCTTACTGAACATTCAGCAAGCAATTTAAAAGTCTTAGGGTCCATCATAATAACAACTCCTATTGTGGACCGTCAGGTAAGGCGTCAAACCTATCCTCAACGATTCTAATTAATATTTCATCTCTATCATCATCTGGATGTAAACCAGTATCCAACACGATGTCTCTTATTTCAGGCTCTAAAAGACCTTGTTCGTCCTCTGAAATAACGTCCATGTGGATATTATCCAGAATCATATCATTATGTAAACAACTCATTTTTTCCTCCTTTTCCAATTGTTTATATTACTATTATAATACTTTAACAAGCAAAAGTCAACACTTTTTGCAAATCTTTTTCTTATTAATAGATAAATCATAGTTAAATACTAACAGGAAACTGGCCCATTGTCAACACGTTTCCGAAAAAATTATTTTTTATATAGGGGTTGACTTTTGACAAGTAATATGATAGAATGGCAATTCAAATGGAGAGTACATAAGTGACACAACAGACAGAACAATTTAGAATATTGACAGCTCGTCAGCATGTCCGAGAGCGTATCGGTATGTATATGGGTTCTAGTTCTCGTGAACAAATAGAAAGATTTGTTTGTGGTGAATGGAAGAAAGCTGTATATGTCCCTGCCTTATCTAAAATGGTTGATGAAATATTAGATAATGCAATTGACGAGGCGATTAGAACTAATTTTAAATACTCAAATAAGATTAATGTATCCATTGACGGAGATAAAATTACCGTCACTGATAATGGTCGCGGAATTCCACAAGATAAAATTTATGACGAAACCTCTAAAGAAGAGATTTTGAGACCTGTGGCCGCATGGACTAAGGTTAATGCTGGTACTTCCTTCGACGACGAGAGAGTCACAATCGGTACCAACGGTGTCGGTTCGGCCGCGACAAACTTCCTTTCATCAAAGTTTATTGGTCGTACATGGGCTGACAGCAAATACCTGGAGGTACATTGTAAAGATGGTGCTGATGAGTTAAAAATTAAAACAGGGGCCAAAGCTGGTTCAGGTACTGAAGTTTCTTTTATACCAGACTTTGACTTATTTGAAGTCGACACACTACAAGAATTAGACACAGTATCATTAATTGAAGATAGACTGATGTCATTACAAATGGCGTTCCCTGAAATTAATTTCTATTTTAATAAGAGAAGAATTAAGGTCACAGATTTAAAGAAATACGCTGCATTATTTGATGAAACTACAATTATAGAAAAATCAGATAATCTGGCAATGTTCTTTGCTCCATCTGAAGATGGATTCCGCTCTAATAGTTTTATAAATGGCGTGAATACCAGACAGGGTGGTAATTATGTAGATTATATTGTGAATAGTATTGTTGATGAACTTGTCACAATGATTAAGCGTAAACATAAAATCGAGGTGATGAAAACTACTATTAAAGGTGGTTTGACCTTTGTAATGTTTGCTCGTAATTTTATTAATCCAAAATTTGACAGTCAAACAAAAGAACGCTTAACAAATCCACAAAGTAATATTAAGGAACACGTTGAACAGGCTGACATTAAAGATTTCCAAGCCATCGCAAGGAAGATTTTAAATACACCTGTTATTATTGACCCAATTATCGAAGCACAACTTGCCAAGAAAATGGCAGCTGATAAAAGAGCTGCGACATTGGCTCAGAAAAAATTAAGAAAGGTTAAGGTTGCAAAACACATTGCGGCAAATAAAGATGATGCGACACTTAAAATTGTGGAAGGAGACTCGGCAATGGGTTTCCTATTAAAGGTTCGCGACCCAGATAAAGTAGGTGCGTTTCCATTGCGAGGCGTAATTATGAATACGTGGGATATGAAACCCGCTGATGTATTAAAGAATAAAGAATTGAGTGAATTGGTTGCTGTATTAGGTTTGGATATTAATAATCCAAACAGTGTTGATGATATGTCATATAAGTATATCGCAACACTAACTGATGCTGACCATGATGGTATTGGACATATCAGTCCATTATTAATTGCATTCTTTTATAAATTCTGGCCACGACTCTTAACTGAACAAAGAGTAATGATTACCAGAACTCCAATTATGATTTCGACGAAAGGTGAAGATATAAAATGGTTCTATACTTATGAGGAAGCTTCTTCATTTAAATCAAAAGAAAAGAATTGGAAACATAGATACATAAAAGGTCTTGGGTCATTGACAGAGGACGAATATAGTATTATAATTAATAAACCAACCTACGATGTCGTCACAATGGACGACGCTGATGTACTTCAAATGATGTTTGGTAAGGATTCATCATTGCGTAAGGAGTTTATGTTTGGATAATTTGTGCTTTGAATGTGGTCATTGTTGTAATGGTACATTATTTGATAAAGTAATAATTGATGGTGGCGATGATTTAATTTTGCCATGTATAAATCTTACTAGTGATAATAAATGTTCCATATATGAAAACAGACCAGAACGATGTCAAAGATTTTTTTGTCCTATGTTAATAAATTATGAGAAAGGAATGATAACAAAAGATAATGCATTGAGATTAATTGATGATTTAAGTGCTGGTAAAGTTTCGAAGGAAAACTTTTTCCGAGGTATAAATTTAGAGGAATATTATGAGTGATTTAACTGCTTTTACAAGTGAAAATACTTTAGGTACTGAATATCCTATTTCAAGTGTAGCACGTAATGAATGGAAATCATTTGCAATGTACACCGTTGAATCTCGTGCGATTCCAAATATGGTTGATGGATTAAAACCTGTTCAAAGGTTCTATTTGTATTCATCAATACTCAATAGTAAAAAAGATTTTAAAAAGGTATCAGCTGTGTCTGGTATCATTTCCGATTATGGTTATAATCACGGCGAGGCTTCGGCAGCGGGTGCTGGTCAATTAATGGCGGCAACATGGAATAACAACATATGTTTAATTGAAGGCCGAGGTTCATTTGGTACTCGACTGGTACAAGAGGCTGGTGCGGCAAGGTATGTTTATACTCGCCTTTCAGATAACTTCAACACGTACATTAAGGATTTGGATTTATCTCCAGTTCATGATGACCCGGAACACGAACCACCTGCATTTTACTTACCAGTCATTCCTTTAGTTTTAATTAATGGAACAAAAGGTATTGCAACTGGTTTCGCTACAAATATTCTACCTCATTGCCCTGAAAGTGTTAGTGCTGCGTGTTTGGAATATTTGGAAACAGGTGATATTGCAAATCCTATTGATATTAAATTCCCAGAGTTCAGTGGAACTGTGGAACAAAACAAAGAAGACCCAACAAAATATATTGCGTATGGTACTTTCACTCAGCGAACAAAAACGCTACTCTCCATTACGGAAGTGCCATACGGATTTGACAGGGAATCATATGTGAAGGTCCTTGATGGTTTGGAAGATGATGGCGACATTGTTTCCTATGAGGACCTATGTGATAAAACTGGTTTCAGGTTTGAAGTAAAACTGAAACAAAACACTTCGGCAAAATGGTCTCGATCTAAAATTATTAGTAAATTTAAGTTGAGTAAACCTTTTGCCCAAAATTTAACCGTGATTGATTACGATGGTAAGCTACGTGAATATGATGACGCACGACAACTGATTAAGGATTTTTGCGATTATCGTTTAGGTATTTTACAGAAAAGAATCGATGCACGTAAAACAGAGTTCACGGAAGAGGTTCGTTGGTTAACCGTGAAAATGGAATTTATCCAAGCTGTGGTTGATGGCCGAGTTGTATTTAAGGATAATACCAAAACACAAGTTCAGAAACAAATAATGAACGAGACATCGGCCGAAGGAGGTGACTGTGCCAGATTGCTCTCATTAGGTATCATGACTTTAACAAAAGACGAAATTGTTAAATTAAAGAAACAGATTGCTGAAACGAAACGAACCTTGAACTTTTGGAAAAAGACAAAACCCCAAGACCAATTCACAACTGACTTAGAGGAAATTTAAATGTTTAAACATGTAAAGGGTTTAATAATGAATACGTTCGATAACGGATTTCGTATTGTAAAAGAATCGGACGAAGATAATAAACACTGGATATTAGATGAAACCGATATTCAGATTGGAGATATCTATGAGGTAGGACCTAATGGATATTTTGAGTTAGTGCAAAGACGTAATGAGATATTTAAATAAAAACTTAAGTGTAGAAGGATTACCACTCAATGACATCAATACTCTCTATCATGAGTTCTTTCATAGAAAGGATTATGAATGGTATCGTGATGTTCAGCCTCTTGATGTTGTCGTCGATATTGGTTCTTGTGTGGGTTTCTTTACATGCCATGCTCTTGATTGTGGGGCTCATAGGATATACGCTATCGAGCCTTCACGAGCTCATCTTCAAACGCTCTTAAAAAATACATCAGCATACTTTATAGACAATGGGGAATTACCTGTTGTGCCGATACACGCCGCTATAGGAAGCGACAGAGAACATTATCAGAATGTTTTCAATAATAATACAGACACTTCATTTAGAGTAATGAATTTTGCTGAGTGTATGACAGAGTATGACATTTCTTGGATTGATTATCTTAAAATAGATTGCGAAGGTGGAGAGTATGACATTTTCAAGGAATCAAATATGTCATACTTGAAAAATGCTGTTGGTCATATCGCGGTAGAATTCCATGTCACAAATCCTTGGCAAGTCAAACAATGGATTCGCGTAAGAGATACATTGCTTCAACGATTCGATACAGACCAAATTAGATTTTTAGAACACGAAGATCGAGAGAATGCCTATAATGATTTCTTTTTATATAATGGAAATAAAACGGATTGGTGTTCTTTTATGCTCTATATTAGTAATTAGTAATATAAATCATAAATTCTCTTGGTACAAGTTGATTCCAATTTTGAGCCATTACTTTATCTCTTAAAGTTTCATCTTGGAATCTTAACCTATTTGTATCTAAAAATGGTTTAATAATCTTTGACCTAAAATTCCAAAACTTATCAGCAGCACCATATTGAGCATCAACGTGAACATTAATTGCTGCGTGTCGTACATGAGATGAAATATAATCTAAGTGTTCAGGTAGGAAGTTTAATTCAGCACCCTCAGCATCAATCTTTAAAAAATCAATATGGTTTAAATCATATTTACCTACGAATTCTCTAAACGATGAAAGCTTACAGTCCTCATCTTCTTCTACAATTGTACTTGATTTATAAACATTACTTAAATCAATATCTGTTTTACCTATTGCGGCATTAATTGGTATGACCTTAGGAGTTTCAGTATCCATCATATATTCGCTGACATTTTTAATCGCTGTTTTTAAAAGTCTTTTATTAGGTTCAATCATATAAACTTTTTTCGCGCCAGCATCTAAAGCTTTTGCTGAGAACATTCCTGTTCCAGCTCCAATATCAACTACGACATCGTCTGGTAATACTTCATACCACCAGTCATATTTTTTATCGACGAAAAATGTGTGATGCAGTCGTGCGACTTCGTGGAGGGCAAGTCCGCCCATATCCATGTCATAGGAAAATGATTTGATTCTCATGATGTACCTCAGCGTTATAAATAATGTAAACCAATAAATTTATTTATCAGGATTTGGTATGCCCGAAATTATTAACAATTATTTATCACCGGCTTCGTTTACTGTTTCAATAGACAGAATGCCGAATGTTGAGTTTTTTACTCAATCGGTTTCAATACCCGGCGTATCATCATCTCCCGTCGAGATGAATACTCCATTGAGAACATTTTACGCTCAACAAGATAAATTGACATATGATGATTTAACTCTTCAGTTTATTGTTGACGAAGAAATGAATAATTACACAGAAGTACTACGATGGCTAGAAGGGTTAGGATTTCCGGAAAATACTGACCAACACAAAAATTATACTGCTGATAATACATTGGAATCTGACATATCAGTTGTAATTACAAATAGCCATAAAAATCCTAATATGAAATTTACTTTTAAAAATGCTTTCCCAGTATCTTTAGGAAGCATTGATTTAAATGTAAGTACACAAGACATTTCCTATGCGACATGTGATGTGACTTTTAGATATGGTTCTTTCCAAATAGAAAACATCTAAACGGTTGACATTTCAAACTTTTCGTGATATAATGGTACTAAAATAGTACATGGATTTATAATATGAACACAGATGATATTTCAAAATTATGGGCAGCAGACTCTCCCATTGATGAAACGAATTTAGTCGGCGAGAGCAAAAGAATCCCAAACCTACACAGTAAATATTACAACCTCTATTACCGAGAAGTCTTACGCGTTAAGAAATTAAAGGCTGAATATAAAGAGCTTGAGAGATTAAAGCGCGAATATTATGATGGTAGTATGGACGAGATTACTTTAAAAGAGCAAGGTTGGAAACCTTTTCAGCTCAAAGTATTGCGTAATGATTTGGATAAGTATATTCAATCGGATAAGGACATTATTAAATTAAGTTTGACGATTGATTTCCATACAGCTAATGCTAATTACCTAGAAGATATAATTAAAACTATACACAGTAGAAATTTTGTAATTAAAAATATGATTGACATATTAAAGTTCCAGGCTGGAGACTATTAATGTTTAAATGGTTTGATAAATTTATAGAAAAAGGATTTCAGAAACAAGCAAATAAAATGTTTGAGCGTGACATCGCCAATAATAAAATTGACCAAACCATAATGCATAATCTTCCTGTAATGGACGAGGAAGCAGACCCAGAAGATTTAACATTAGAAAATGCGTATCGTACTAGATGGATTTGGTATCATACAATTTTAGCAGTATTAATCTTTTTTACAAATTTATTATTATTTGGCATTTTTATTTTACTAGCAATTAAATTATGAGTGATATTATTACAGTCGAACCTTTAAATGAGGTTCATATGAAAATTATTGCTGAAGCCAGTGTTAAGACTGAGTTGGCTGAGCATTTCAGTTTTCGTCCTGAAGGATATCAATTTAATCCAAGATTTAAAGCTCGTGTATGGGACGGTATCATTCGTTTATTCAGTCCTTTCAAACCAGTATTATATAATGGCCTTTTAACACATTTACAAGAATTTTGTGACGCTCGTGGTTATACATTAAATATCCCAGAGAAATGGAAAGATGAACCAGTTGAAGATGATTATGTATTAGAGCTTGCAAAGGAAATTAATTGTAAATTCACACCTCGTGACTATCAGATAGAATACATTAAAAATTCAATATCAAAAAGGCGTTCATTGTCACTCAGTCCGACATCGTCTGGTAAATCACTTATCATTTATCTATTACAGCAACATTATTTCCAAACATTTGGACATCGTACATTAATTATTGTACCTACGATTGGTCTAGTTCATCAGATGGCTGGTGACTTTGTGGATTATGGTTGTGATGAGAAACTCATTTATAAAATTCAAGGTGGTGTTGATAAAAACACACAAGCACCTATTGTTATCAGTACATGGCAATCACTAGTCAAACAACCAAAAAGTTGGTTTAATCAATTTCGTGTAGTAATGGGAGACGAGGCTCACCTCTTCCAGGCAAAATCGCTGACTACAATTATGCACAAATTAACTGATTGCCCTTACAGACACGGCTTTACAGGAACATTAAAATCTTCTGAAAGTAAAACACACAGATTAGTATTGGAAGGATGTTTTGGTAAAGTCAAAAAAGTAGTAAACACAAAGAAATTAATGGACGAGGGCACAGTTGCTGATTTTCAAGTCAAGGCAATTGTACTCTCACATGATAATACGGCTAGAAAATCTTTTAAAGATGCGATGGGTCGTATTAAAGAAAACACAAAGAAATGGCCAGCTGAACGAGAGTTCATTACGAATCACACAAAACGTAATACTTTTATAAGAAATCTCTTGTGGTCATTAAAGGACCAAAATAATCTTGTATTATTTGACTTGGTCGAAAAACATGGTAAAGTGCTTGAACCTTTGCTGCGCAAAGAGGGAAGAGAGTTGCATTTTATCTATGGTGGAACATCTGGTGATGAACGTGAACGAATCAGACATTTAGTAGAAAATGACCCAGAAAAGAAACATGACATTCTTGCTTCTTATGGAGTATTCTCTACTGGTGTGAATCTGAAAAGATTGGATAATGTGATTTTCGCTTCTGGTTCAAAATCAGAAATTAAGGTATTACAAAGTATTGGAAGGAGTTTGAGAAAGGCTTCTGATAGTCAGAAGGCTGTATTATATGATATCGCTGACGACTTGAGTGTAGGAAGTTTTGAGAACTATACGCTAAAACATTTTAAAAAGAGAATTGAGATCTATGGAGCTGAGGAGTTCCCATTCAAGATCTTTACAATCGACATTTAACTTAGGTATAACTTAAAGCCGATAAGCTTATTATAACGACTTCTTAGCAAATGTCAACACTTTTTTGTAAAAAAATTAAAAAAAATTAAAAAATATCGCAAAACCGTTGACAAAGTATACAAATTGTAATATAATACTACAAATTTAACAATGAACAAGGTGGTAAATTTAAATCATGGCAAGAAAAAGAAACTATGTCAATAACAAAGACCTATTACAGGCTTTAATTGACTACCAAGCCTCTGTCAAAGAAGCTGAAAATTGTGGTGAAAAGAATCCTCAAGTTCCGGAATACATTGGAAAGTGTATCTTGTTAATTGCAACAAGACTCGCAACGAAACCAAACTTCTCCGGATACTCATATAAAGAGGAGATGATTTCAGATGGTATTGAGAATTGTCTACAATATATTCATAACTTCAATCCAGAAAAATCAAACAACCCATTCGCGTACTTTACACAGATTATATGGTATGCTTTTCTCCGTAGGATTCACAAAGAGAAAAAGCAGATGTATATCAAGTTTAAAGCATCTCAACAACAAAATCACGAACTGAATATTTTAAATAGTGCTGGAGACCAAGTTCCACAGAACGAACTTCCGGATTATATTAATGAGTTCGTAGACGAATTTGAACAAAAACACAAAAAGAAGAAAAAATAATGAAAGTATTAGTCTTTGGCCTACCCGGCTCAGGAAAAAGCACGTTATCAGAACCGCTCGCAGAGCAGGTTGAAGGTGTCTGGATTAACGCAGACGCAATAAGAGAAGAATATAATGATTGGGACTTCAGTGATGAAGGACGAATGAGACAAGCAATGAGAATGAGATTATTGGCTGATGGTGTATCCAAGGCTGGTAAAATTGCAATTACAGATTTTGTATGCCCATTCCAAGAAGCTCGTAATTCGTTTGACCCAGATTATACAGTTTGGATGGATACTATTGAGGAAGGTAGATTTGAAGATACAAATAAAATCTTTGAAAAACCAAAACATTGTGATTATTTGATTACAGAGTGGTATCCAGCAACACATCTGGAACTCGCACCAATCCTAGAAAAGGCTTTCGCAACATGGCAAAGAAATCAGAAGAAAAAATAAGTGCGAAAAGACACTTAGCAAAAACCCTTACATGGAGAGTAGTAGCAACAACAGATACTTTTCTACTTGCATGGTTAATCACAGGAAAGGTTGACTGGGCAGGTATGATTGCAGGTTTCGAAGTTGCCACAAAGATGATTCTATATTATTATCACGAACGTGTATGGTACAAATATAGTAAATTTGGAGTAAACAAATGATAGACCCACAAGATATGTTCGATTACAAGAAACCAACAGTTCAGATGTTGGGTAGGTGGCAACCGTGGCACGATGGTCACACAGAATTATTTAAAAAAGCCCTTGACATTACTGGTCAAGTTGTTATAATGGTACGTGATGTATTTCAATTTGACGGCGATGCAGGAGCAGGCCGTACCGTAGTACAAGACGATAATCCATTTGGAATGATACAGACCATTGAAGGCATTGAAAAAGGATTAGCAGAACACGGCTATATGAATGGCCGAGAATATCTAATACTTGAAGTACCAAATATTGTTGATATTAGTTATGGCCGCGGAGTCGGTTATACATTTACAGAGCATGATTTAGGAAAAGATATCCACGATATTTCAGCAACTAAAATTCGTGCTCAAATGAGAGAAGAAGGTAAATTATGAAGTTAGTATACTACCCAGACCCAATTTTAAAAAAGGAATTGGCAGATGTAAATATTGAAAATCCAGGCTTTGACCCAAAAGAACTTAAAGAGCAGATGATAAAAATTATGCTTGAAAAGAGAGGTTTGGGTTTATCAGCATGCCAAGTTGGTCTTGACCATAAACTCTTTATCATGGGAGAAAAAGAAGACGCAATCGCAATGTTTATCAATCCAGAAGTTATTGATGTATCCGAAGAGGAAGTTTTGGATTATGAAGGTTGTTTAAGTTTTCCAGATGTATTTGTACAAATTAAAAGACCAGCTGATGTGAAGGCAAAATGGTATGATGAAAATCTACAACTACAAGAAGGCACAATTACTGGGTATGGTGCAAGATGTTTCTTACATGAATATGACCATTTGCACGGGGTAGTATATAAAGACAAAACATCTCATTTAAAATGGGATAGAGCTCTCAAAAAGAAAAGTAAAATTCAAAAACAAAGAGCAAAAATGATGAGTTATCTGTCAATGATGAAACAATTCGAGGCACAGCAAACTCAAGAAACACAGACACAGGACTAATATGAAAATAGCAATAGTGACCGATGTACATTTCGGCGCAAGAGGGGATAGTCGTGTATTTCACGAAGTCCAAAGAAAATTTTTCCAAGAGGTATTCTTTCCTTATGTTGACGAACACGATATTAAAGTTGTATTCGACTTAGGTGATACTTTTGATAGAAGGAAATATATCAATTATGTGAGTTTAGAACATGCGAAGACTTGTTTCTTTGATGGTCTTGCCGAACGTAATCTTGAGTTTCATGCTTTAATTGGTAATCACGATACTTATTATAGTAATACCAACGATATTAATAGTATGAATTTACTCTTACAAGAATATCCTAATTTTAAACTCTATGAGGACAAAGCCGAACACTTGGAACTTGGAGGAACAAAATTCCTCATGCTTCCTTGGATTAGTAGAGAGAATGCTGATTACAATTTAAAATTTATTTCTGAATCTGATGCTGATGTTGTTATGGGACATTTGGAAATGAAAGGCTTTGAAATGATGAAAGGTCAGTTATGTACACACGGTTTGGATTTAAATGTATTTAAAAATTTCCAAGATGTATATTCAGGACATTTCCACCACCCATCAAGATATCAAAATTTAGAATACCTTGGAGCCCCGTATGAGATGATGTGGGGCGATTATAAAGGTAAGAGAGGTTTCCATGTATTTGATACAGAAACCCGAGAGATGGAAAAGATACTGAACCCACATCGAGTGTTTTATAAAATTGACTATGATGATGCTGATTGGACTGTTGATGATGTTGCCAATTTTGATGTGGACCAATATAAGGATACATATGTTAAGGTGATTGTAAAAAATCGTACCAACGCGTATCTTTATGATTTATTCATGAATCGAATGTCAGATTGTGGAGCTGTTGATGTAAAAGCAATCGAAGACAATCTTAATCTAGCCGAATTAGGTACTGAAGAGATTCTTGATGAAACAAAAGACACATCAGAACTATTAAATGATTATATTGATTCTATTGACACTCAAGCCGATAAAGATGCAATTAAGAGAGTAGTTAATGAATTATACAGTGAGGCTCTTAGTTTATAATGCGAATACATTTCAAAAAAGTAAAATACAAAAATATATTATCAACAGGAAATTCTTTTACAACAATTGAATTTGACTCAGTTCCAACCACACTCGTAAGTGGCTCAAATGGTTCTGGAAAATCAACATTACTAGATGCAATTACATTTGGCCTATATGGAAAGCCTTTCCGTAATATTAGTAAAGGCCAATTGCTGAATAGTATTAATAAAAAGGGACTCGAGGTTGAATTATATTTTGCGGCAGGTGGTAATAACTACATGATTCGCAGAGGTATGAAACCAAACATTTTTGAAATTTATAAAGATGGTCAACTCTTAAACCAAAACGCAGCAAAGAAAGATTACCAACAACATCTTGAGGAAAGTATCCTCGGCATTAATTATAAATCTTTTAATCAGATTGTAGTCCTTGGTTCTGCCACCTATGTTCCATTTATGGAATTGAGAGTAGGTCAGCGTAGGGAAATTATTGAAGATCTTTTAGACATTCAAGTGTTCAGTGTAATGAATCTATTGGCCAAAGATAAAATCAATGAGAATAAATCTGAAATTAATGACAACAAATATAACATTGAACTGATTGAGTCTAAAATTGAATCTGCTGAAGAGAATAATGATGCAATTCGTAAGATTAAAGAGACCGAAGTAGATAAAATTCGTACCAAGATGAACGAACACATTTCTGACATCGAAAGTAAACAAACTAATATTGACACAGTTGACGAAGACATTAAAGCTCTCTACGAAACAATCAGTGACAAGAAAGATGTAAAAGGCAAATTTGATAAGGCCAACTCTTTAAAA